CCGGTCAGATCAAGATGGATCCCACCGGCGGCGCGACGACGGTCGCGATTGCGTCCATCAATAACTGGACGCTGGATCTGGAACGTGACAAGGAAGACGTGACGTGCTTCGGCGACACCAACAAGGTGTACGTGCTGGGGTTACCCAACGTTGAAGGCGATATCGGCGGCGTGTGGGACGAGCTGTCGTCGCCCGACTTCCTGCGGATCGCGATGGGCGTCGTCCCGGTGATGCTCGAACTGATTCCGTCCACCGTCACGCCCACCCACATGTTCAAAGGCCTGGCCTATCTGTCGGCGGGGCTCGAGTGCCCGGCGGATGGCGCGGTCACCATCACCGGATCGTTTGTCGCGGCCGGGCCGTGGACGATCGAGCCGCCCGATACGCTGCTGATGGCGCGGATGGAAGCGGCGCAGCGCGATCGGGAGCAGCAGGACCGTGATCGGCTCGCGCGCGACCGCGAATCGCCGTCGCCGGCGGCGTGATGCTGGAGGCCGGGACGCTGTGCGGCGCGCGCGGGCTGGTCAAGGCCGCGTATCTGACCGCGGCCGAAGTGACCGGCTACCGGCTCGCGCGCGAGCCGCTGACCGGCGCGTGGCAGGTCACGGGGACGATCGTTACGAGCGATCCGTATCTGCTGCAACAGCCCGGCCTGCAGTTTGTGGCGCCACACAAAGGCGGCGCGTGGCGCTGGGCGATTGACACGCACCGCGTGGCGGGCGGGACGTTGGTCGCCACGCTGAAAGGGATCTGATCGCATGTCCATTCGCGTCCGACGCCCGGCGACCGAACGCCTGGACCTGTCCCAGGGCGATTTCCTGATCGTCAAGCAGGATCTGACCGCCGGCGAGTATCGCGCCTTCCTGCGGGCCGCCACGCGCCCGCTGGCGCTGTCGGCGGGCACCACGCCGCAAATGGAACTCGATCCGATTGCGGCCGGCGAGGCGATGGTCCTGGCGTACCTGTTGGACTGGTCATTCCAGGATGCCGACGGGCGCCCGCTGGTGATTGCCGACCAGCCGCCGGCGGTCGTGCGCGCGGCGCTCGATCATCTCGACAGCGGCTCGTATATGGAAGTCCAGCGCGCGATCCAGGCGCATCAGGCGGCGACCGAGGCGGCGCGCGACGAGGAAAAAAAAACCCTCTCTGGCGGGACCGGACCCGACAAGACTTCGACGTCTGCCGCGTGATGGGCTGGACCTGGACGGATCTGCAGGACGTGCCGCAAGGCGTCTATGACGAGCTGATCGCGTATCTCGTGGACGAGCAGGCGCGCACGACGCGCCGCCGGTAACGTCATGGCCCTGACCGCTACGCTGCTGGCCGACTTCAGTTCCTTCATTGATGCGACGAAGGAAGCCGGCGCGGCGATGTCCGGCTTCCAGAAGCAGGCGGAAACCGTCGGCCCGGCCGCAGACAAATCCTTCACGCTGACGCAGGAGCAAGCGGTCAAAGCGGCCAAAGCCGTCAACCAGGTCGTGACGACGATCGTCTCGTCGGCGCAGCCGTTCATCAAGGCGTTTACGGAGGAACAGGACGCCGTGAACCGCCTGACGACGGCGCTGCAGGCGACGGGCAACGCCACGCCGGCGGTCATCAAGTCGTATCAGGACATGGCGGGGGAATTCCAGAAGACGACGCGGTTTGCCGACGAAGCGATCGTGGACATCACGGCGACGTTGACCACGATCGGCAAAGTGGGCCCGGAGCAGATGAAGCTGGCGCTCACGGCGACCACGAATCTGGCTAGCTCACTCAAGATCGATCTGGAACAGGCGGCGCAAATCGTGGCGAAGTCCCTCTCGAATCTGGCCAACGAGAAGGGCCCGGTGAGGAAACTGCAGGATGTGCTGAAGGAGGCGTACAAGCCCGGCATGAGTGCCGCGGAGATGTTGCAGGCCATCAACACCAAGACCGGCAACGCCGCGCAGAACGACTTGAAGACCTACAACGGGCAAGTCGAGAACATGGCGAACCAGATGGGCGAGCTGGACGAGACGATCGGGAAGCTCGTGACCGAGCGGATGGCGCCGCTGATGCAGACATTCCAGGAGTTACCCGACTGGATGCAGACCGTGATTGCCGCGGTGGTGAAGCTGGGCGGTGTGATCGCGAGTCTGGCCGGGCCGCTGTCCGCGGTCGTGACGGTGATTGGCGCGACGGGATTGGGCGCGGCGCTGGGCGCGTCTACCGTCGTGCTCACGGCCTTTGGCGTGGCGATTGTCGGGACGGTGGGGCTGGCGATCCTCTACTGGAATAAAGCGGGCGATCAGGCGAAGCAGCTCTACGTCATCATCCGGGATTCCTTCGGCAAGATTCCCGCGCTGGCGCAACAGGTCTACGAAGGGATCAAGCTGTGGATCGTCGATCGGTTTACGACGCTGCTGGGGAGCGTCCGACTGATTGGTGAGCAACTGGTCGCGATCTTCCGCTGGATGTGGGCGCAGATCGTGGGCGGCTCGATCGTGCCCGACCTGATCACCGGCATCGCGAAAGAATTCGGCCAGCTCGATCGCGTGATGGTGGACCCGGCGCGCAAGGCGGCCGCGCACGCCTCCCAAGCGTTCGCCGGTATCGGCGCGGGCACCGCCGGCGGGTTCGGTGGCCTCGTGCCGAGTGGCGCGGGCGGGACGGCCATCACGATCAATATGACCGGGATGCTCGGCACGAACGACCCGCAGACGCGGCAGGCCATCACGCAAGTGGTCGGGGACGCGCTGGCGCACTCCATGCGCGGCCAGCGGCTGCTCTCGAGCGCGTAGATGGCCGCGGCGCCGATCCACGTCGTGATCGACGGCATGCTGGCGTCCGCGCTGACGCGGATCGCCGATCTCGTGATCACCGACGTGCTCAACGAGGAGCCGAACACCGCCACGCTCACGGTGAACCAGACCCCGCACGCGCCCGACACGGCGCCGTTCTATCCGCCGGCCTTCGATGCCGCGGCCTTCGTCACGACGGCCACGCCCACACTGTACCCGTCGATCCGCCGCGGGCAACCGATCGAAATCTACCGCGGGACGCTGGCGCCGGATGCGCGGCTGTTCGCCGGCGAAATTGTGGTCGTGCAGCAGTTTTACGACGGCGACCGGCCCGCGCTCGTGGGCTATCACCTGTCCTGCACCGACTACACGCGCGCGCTGAACCGCCGCAAGGTCCTGAAGAGTTATGGCACGCAGTCGGCCACCGCGATCGTGCTCGACCTGATGGCCAGTCGGGCGGCCGACGGGTTCACGACGCAATTCGTCGCACCCAATCTGCCCGCCGTCGCGATTGATTTCACCTTCGAGGAGATGAACCGCGCACTGACGCGGCTCGCGAATCGCATCGGCGGCTATTGGTACGTGGATTACACCAGGGCGCTGCATTTTTTCCTGGAGGAACCCGGCGACGTGCCGGCGCCGCTCGTGCCCGGCGAACGCTTCGATGATCTGCGGGTCGAAACCGACTTGTCACAGGTGCGGACGCGCGTACTGGTGGAAGGGATGGGATCAGCCGTCAGCACGGTCGTGGGGCCCGGCGAAACGGTGATCCCCGTGCGGACGGCGGTCATGTTTCCGACGACGGGCGGGCAGGCGGTGATCGGGCAGCAGCGGCTGACGTATACCGGCGTGATCGTCGGCGGGACCGGATCGCTGGTCGGGCCGGGCGCGGCGCCGACGGTGGCGCCGGTGGCCGCGGCGCAGTCGGGCGTGGGGATCGAGGCCGGGACGCATGCCTACGCCATCACCTGGCAGACCGCGGCCGGGGAATCGCTGCCGTCGCCCGCGGGCACGGTCACGCTGGGCGCCGTGGACCCGCCCGGCGCGCTGACGCCGGGCACGCCGACGGCGGGCACCGGGCCCGATCCCGGCGTGCATACCTACGCGGTCACGTTCGTGACGAGCAGCGGGGAAACGACGCCGGGCGGCTCGGCGGCGGTGACCACACAGCCGCCGCCGACGCTGGCGCCGCTGGGGCCGACCGCGGCCACGCTGGCGCAGGCCGCCGGCGGGCTGGCCAATGGCGTGGCCTATCAGTATCAGACGACGATCGTCACGGCCGACGGCGAATCCCTGCCCGGCCCGGCGGGCGCGGCCATCACGTCGCAGGTCCCGGCGGCGCCGGCCGCGTTTCTAGACGACGGCGCGCACGGGCCGTACCACACCACTGGCGGCGGCATGACCCCGCTCGCCGAATATCAATACTGGCTCTCGTACGTCGTCGGCAGCACCTTTGAATCGGCGGTGACCGGGCCGTGGCACACGATCACCGGACCCGGCCAGGGCACTTATCACTGGCCGGAGGGATTTCGCCGGCCCTCCGACGCGCGGGTCACGGGCCGGCGGCTGTACCGCAGCACGGCGAACGGATCCACGCCGCGGCTGCTGACGACGTTCCCGCACAACAATCCGACCCCGTACACCGACGCGACGGCGGATGGCGCCCTCGGTGCCGCGCGCGCGGGCACCGGCCCGATCGGCACGGCGCCCGGCAATCAGGCCGTGGTGTCGTTGCCCACGACCAGCGACCCGCGCGCGGACGAGCGGCGGCTCTATCGCTCGGATGCCGGCGCCGCGTTCCGGCGCCTGGCCACGATTCCCAACTTGTCGGCGACCGAATATCTCGACAGCGTGGCCAGCGTGGCCAGCAACCCGTTGGCGCCGACCGTGGACACGAGCGGCGGGCCGCCGCTGTGTGTCGTGCCGCTCTCCGGTATCCCCACCGGGCCGGCGGCGGTGACGGCGCGCAAGGTGTATCGCTCGCCGGCGAATACGACCGCGCTGCAGCTACTGACGACGATCGCCAATAACACCGCGACGACGCACACCGACACGACGCCGGACGCGAGCTTAGGCGCGGCGCCGCCGCTGAGTAACGGCGCCGTGACGCAGCAAGTCGCCCTGAGCGTGATTGCCACGGGCGGCGCCGCCGTGACGGCGCGCAAGGTGTATCGCTCGCCGGCGAATACGACCGCGTTGCAGCTGCTGACGACGATCGCCAATAACACCGCGACGACGCACACCGACACGGCCAGCGATGCCACGCTGGGCGCGGCGCCGCCGGCGGCCGATACCTCCGGCTTGCAGCAGCCGCAGGGCCAGGTGAACGCCGGCGCGACGGTGATGCCCGTGGCCGGGACGGCGCCCTTTGCCGCGACGGGCGGCTATGCCGTCGTGGGGAACGGCGAACAGGTCGTGCGCTACACGGGCATCACCGCGGGCAGCCTCACGGGGATTCCGCCCAGCGGGCCGGGCGCGTTGCGGGCCACCGTCGCCTACAACGCGAGCATCACCGTGTCCCCGGCGCTGACGGGCGTCAGCGGCATCGCGCGGGCGCTGATCGACGGGGAGGAACTCTACCTGCTGGTCGTGCGCGACGACGTGGCGGCGCAAACGGCGCTGGCGGCCATCGAAGGCGGGGACGGCGTCATTGAGCACTTCGTGCAGGACCGGCGGCTGTCGGCGGCGGGCGCGACGGTGACCGCGGATGCCGAGCTCGCGCTCTTCGCCACGCCCGAAATCCGCGTGACCTACACCACGCGCGATCCGCTGA